ACAGCCACAGTTCTTGCAGGGCTAGCTCTTGCCACCACAGTTGGCGGTACAGTATATGCGGAATCACAAAAAGAAGAGCCGAAATCTGCGGAAAAATTAAATAAAGAAGCAGAGCTAGATGCTGAAAGAAAGCGTCTTGCAACAGAAAAGGGCAAGGCGACAAAAGGCAAAACAATGTTCTCTGACCCACTTGTCGCTGGCGGCGCACCATTAAAACAAGACCTCGGAGCTTAACGTATGGCAGACATGACAGCAAAAGAACGAGTCGCCAACTATAAGCGATTAAAGTCAGATCGTGAGTCGTGGGACAACGTCATGCAGGCCACTAAGAAGATGTTCTTTGTGGAAGCTGAAAACATTAATCAAGAGCAAGACCCCGGACAAGAGCTAGATTTTAGTCAACTTTATGATTCAACTCCTCTTTTAGTGGCGGATGTTCTGCCCGCTGGCTTCTCGAACTATATGACACCCATAAGCGGTCATTGGCTTGACTTCTTTCACCGTGATTCAAAGATTAACAAGTTAAATGAAGTAAAGAAATGGTACAAGGAAACAGAGGAAGAAGTCTGGTACGCCTACGAGAATAGTAACTTTTACGAGCAAGACCTGTCTTTCAATAAAGAAACTGCTGTATTCGGTACAGCGAACATGATAGTTGAAGATGATATTGAAGATATAGTCCGCTTTACAAATATGACAGTTAAGCACTGTTTTATTACAGAAGATGGTCGCAAGCGTGTTAATGGTTATTATTGTGAGTTTGAGTTCTCAGCACAGCAGGCGGTAGGCAGGTTTGGTTATAACAAAGTTTCAAGGGTAATTAAAGAAGAATATGATTCAAAGCTGTTTACCACTAAAAAACATATGTTTCTATTGTTTATCGGCAAACGATATGATAGGAATCCAAACAAAACAGACAATGCAAGTATGCCGATAATGGCAAATTGGTATGACGTAAAAGAGCAGACACTTGTGTTGGAGTCTGGTTATCCGGTTATGCCAGCCTGTTCTCATCGTTTCTATACCAGAACCACTACGCCATATGGTTATAGCCCTGCTATGAAAGCAATGCTTGACGCTCGGTACTTACAGGTGATGGGTAAAACAGAGCTTGTAGCTGCAATGCAGAAGGTTCAGCCAGCGTATGCCTTCCCACACGATGCGTTTATACAGCCGGTAGATTTCAATCCACTCTCGCTGAATACATATAACAGCAAGAACATGAGCCGTGACCAGATGTTCACGATTGGTGGAGATGGTAATTTGCAGGCGGCAGAATACGCTATTAACAAGCGAGTTGAAAATCTCAGGGAACATATGTTTTATAGCGTGTTCTTAGCATTTAAGAATATCAGCAAGGAGATAACTGCAACAGAAGCGATCAAGATAGCCAACGAGCAAATGACGATGCTCGGCCCTGCGGTTGGTCGAAAGATGAATTGCCTAAAAGCCAATGTTAAAATCGTGGTGCAGAAGTTGTGGAACGTAGGAAGGCTCCCAAAAATCCCCGATGTTATGTACGACAAAGATGGGCAGGTTCCATATGAGGTTAATTTCACAAGTTTTCTAACGGCGGCACAGAAGTCAAATGATATGAGATCTCTACAAAATGCCGTGCAAATGTCAATGCCTTTTATACAGGCTGATCCAACTGCAATCCATAAGATCAATGCGTGGCGTGGACTTGATACTGTATGGCAGTCAACCAATGCAGACCCAACAATTTTGAATGACGACAAAACTGCAATGGAAGCAGTGCAGGCACAGGCGCGGGCACAACAGAAACAAGAGCAGATGTCACTTGATGCTGCAAGTGCATCTACGGCTAAAGACGCTTCTCAGGCGGCTAAAAACTTTGCGGCGGCGCAAGCATGACAGAAGAACGCGAATACACAGAGCAAGAACAAGACCTTTTGAGCATTAAGGGCATGTTTGAACGTCTGTTTGCAAATGAGGGCGGTACTGAAGCTATTGAGTTTTTAAAGCAAGTTACTGGCTATAAGTTCCCGCTACCGCTTAGTACGCTTGCTATTGCAGAAGGCGCAAGGAGAACTGTTTGTTTGATTGACATTTTGGTAGAGCCGAATAATCCAAAGGCGTTTCTCGCATATTGCGCTAAAAGATTGACAGACGATAAGTTTTTACAATAACAAGGGAGGATGGGGATGGTAAAAAAAAAGGTGAGGCTAAAAAAGGACGGAACACCGTGGGGGAGAACTGGTAGGAAAGCACAGAAAAAGCTGGTGATAGTAGAGGCAAAGCCAGTGAGCCGGATTCAGGAGATTATTGATTCAGGGCAAGCCCCCGGAGTGCATATCGCTGAACATCATAAAGCAACGTGGAAACATGGTATGCCTGACCCCGACACGCCACTTGATTGGAGTACAAGAACACAACGTGGAGCTGATTGGGGAAAAGATAGACTAGAAAATCACCGTGGGTACAGAAACCCTGAACTATAAAAACTAAGGGGGATAAATATGGACGAGCAAGTGACGGAATCACAGGAAACAACAAGCGAACAGGTGGCAGACCAGACCGTAGAGACAACCGCGTCTGAGGCAACCACGGAGACAGCACAGCCATCATTCGCTGATAGTTTATCAGAAGCTAATAGGAGTCATGCTTCTGCTGCGAAATTCAAAGATGTTGATAGCCTGTTCAAAAGCTACATTGAAATGGAGGGGATGATCGGCAAGAAAGGTATTATCCTGCCGAACACAGAAGATGAAGCAGATGTAGCTCGTTATAATGCTGAAATGGGAGTACCTGATTCTGCTGATAAATATGAGTTGGACGCTCCTGACCAGTGGGCGCAGGATATGAAGTATGATCAGAGCATAATGAAAAACATTGCTCACGCTGCAAGTCTTACCCCCGCACAGGCAAAAATCGTGGAACAGGGATACTTAGCAGACGCAAAGAACAATGCCATGCAGCAAGCTGCGGCGAGAAAAGAAGCTATCGGCAAAGCAGAGCAGGAAAGTAGGAGCAAGGAAGGCGAGAAGTATGAAGAAAATTCACTTCTTGCTGACCGTACAGCCGACAACTTTTCTGATGGCGATGAAGAATTTGCTAAAGAACTGAAAGAAGCTATGAGGACAACCCCGAAACTAAGGGCGCAGTTTGCTCGGATTGGTTCACAGTTTGCAGAACACCGTATTGGTGACTTTGAAGTAACGCAATATGCGATGAGTTCCGAGTCAGCACAGGCAGAAATGACAGAAATGTTAAGTTCCGATAAGGTAACAAGTCCGTATTGGAGCAATAAAGACCCAGTGGCACATAAGGCCGCTGTGGATAGAATGGATGTATTGGAGAAAATGGTTAGATCTCGGAGATAACTTAAATGCCTTCGTGGAAGCCAGTGGTAAGTAGTACCGCAGACAATCTCGTATAGACCTGCAATCGTGTAGGTTTGTGAGGGTCGGCCCTGTTTCAAGGACAACCAACCGTAACAAACAAAGAAGTATCCGTTGGTTAATATTAATAATCTTTGAAACAGGAGAAACCCAAAATGGCAGACACACAGGGAACTATTCATGGGCAGAAGTTTAGCCGCAATATTATGCCGCTTGCCCAACAGAAGGAATCAAAGCTCTACGATGCAGTCTACAAAGAAGATGTAACCGGAGTAAAGAAGTTTGTGCAAGACCAGATTGGCGTCTGGGCGATGCAACAGGTTAATGGTCGTGCGCCGGCAACACCTGAGAACGATCCGCTGTTTGGTCGCAGGTGGGGCAATGTGTATGATTATCACGATAACCGGATTCTCGGTCGTGAAGATAAGCTGAAAATCTTGTCTGACCCTGCATCTATGATGACCAAAAGTGCGAGTGGTGCTATCGGTCGCCAGATTGACGACACCATTATTGACGCTGCGCTTGGTACTGCGGATTATGGCGAAACTGGTTCCAGTTCAATCGCCCTTCCGTCAGCACAGAAAATCGCTAATGGTTCAACAGGTATGACCGTTGCGAAATTCCTAACAACATCACGCATTTTTGATGATGCAAATGTTGAAATGGATGATCGCTATATGGTTATGCACCCCAAGGGTAAAGAAGATCTTTTGGGCGATGCGAAAGCAACAAGCGCAGATTATGTTAATATCCGCAATCTGGTTGCTGGTAATATTGACACCTTCTACGGGTTCAAGATTATCTATTCAACTCGCTTGCCTGTTGTAACCACAGTAACTTCCGCATTTGCATTTCAGCGGTATGGCTTAATGCTTGGCGAACAGGGCGGTGCATTTGTCCGCACTTCCGAGCGTGATGACAAGTCTTACATGTGGCAGGTTTATTATGCAATCAATCATGGCGCAGTTCGCCTTGAAGATTCTCGCGTAGTTCAGGTTGATTGTTACCGCGCAGCTTAATCCTAATATTTTATAAGGAGAATGAACAATGGCAACTGTTAAAGGAACAAACAAAACTCTCATTGATGCCAAAGGCTCTGGTGGGAATGTAGTCCCTCGCGGTGAATTTGCCGGAACGCTTAAATGCTGTTACGACACCTACACTTTTACCGCAGATGCTTCAGGTGAAGTTGTTGAAGTAGCAACACCGCCTAAAGGTTCAAAGATTATGGGCGTTCAGCTTACGTTCGCTAATCTCGGAACTGGTTGCACTCTGGCTGTTGGCGATATAAATACCACGGCACTCTATATCGCTGCAACTTCGGCTGCTGCCGCTGGTAGTACCCAAATCAACACTGTTGACGGTATCGGTTATGTAATCGGTACAACGCCTGGTGATGACGAGATTCTTGTTACTGTCGCTGGTTCCGCTGTTGACGGTATAATTGAAACTCTCATTTACTATGTATAATTAACTCAGGTTGGGTTCGCCCAACCACATCGGGTGGGGTAAGTGCCGTCCTCTCGCCTACCTCACCCACCCTTTTTAAATATGGCAACTACTATACTGAATGACATAACGATTGAAACTCCGCCCGCAGAATATAACGGTGCATTTCATTCTGACATGATTATACTCGGCGGCGGTAAGACCGTTTGGGAAGATTACTTTACGGCAAGAGAGCTTATGCCAAAAGCCGAAATTATGTGCGTGAATGATATCGGCACACAGTTTAAGGCTGAACAAATACAT